TCCTGTATTGCAATTAAGGCTCGGGCGCTTGCACAGTTGCCAATTAATATTTGTTGCGAAGGCGAAGATGGCGAATATGTAAATGCTATCAAAGACCCGTCAGTTGGCACACGCGATAAGACAAAAGCCAAGCAAGTTGCCAAGCTTTTGAATAATCCCAATAACTTCCAGAGCAAATATGAGTTCTGGTATCAGTGGCTCATGTGGTATGAGCTTGCTGGTGAATCATTTACTTTGTGGTGGCGCAAAGACCAAGAGTCTGCAACTGAGACTCCTTTGGAAATGTACATTATGGACAGTACATTGATTGCTGTAACGATTAATCCTGCTCGTTACCCTTCATATCGCCTATCTACACCGGCATACGGTTTTAGCCGTGACCAGCCACTCAAAGCGCATCAAATCATGCACTGCAAAGAGATGGCATGGCAAGGTTCTGCCGGTTTCAATAAAGGTATCTTGGCTGCTGAGTTGGTGGCCTTGGACCAAGACATCGACCTGTACGCAAACTATGTGATGCAGAACGGTGCAAAGCCATCTGGCATGTTTTCGACAGATGCCGTTGTGCCTGATGCCAAGTACAAAGAAATTGCGGCCCGTCTGAAAGAGGCTTGGAGCAATATGGTTGGTTCGCGCCAATCTGATCCATCTAAGCCCGGTCAAGGAATGCTGTTGGACCAAGGCATGAAGTACACGCCATTGGAAATGCTTAACTTGCAAGATGCTGACGCTGCTAACCTGAAGATGCAGACCATGCGTAGGATTTGCGGCTTATTTGGTGTGCCTCCACAAATGATCGGCATTATTGATGGCAAGTTTAACAATAGCCAGACTCAAATGGATGAGTTCTACAAAGGGACTATGTACCCAATGCTGGTAAACATCCAAGAAAAACTCAAGCAGCATTTATTTGTTGGTTATCCATCACTTTGTGTTGAGTTTGACACCAGCGACTTCTTGAAGGGCGCACCACTTGACCAAATGAACTTTGCGACAGCGGGTGTGACCAATGGAATTATGACTCCCAACGAAGCGCGTGAGTATATGGGCATGCCTAATATCGAAGGTGGCGATGAGTTGGTCCAACCTAATAAACCGGCTGATTCTATTTCTGGTTCTAGCCCCCAAGATACTGGTGGCGGTGGTGGAAACCAAAAGAAGAAAATGAATATAGGAAAGACTTGATAAATAATGCAAACTGATTCAAAATATCTGGTAGCATTAGCGAAACAGGTTCGTCAACCTGTAATACAGTTGCCTGTACTTTTAGGGCAACCCCCTAAAATACAAGATAACAACCAATCTATGGCTTTAGGGGCTATTAATGAAGCAAATGAATCTAATCTGCGAAGCAAGGTTAAACCTAACGGAAAAATCCGCAAGCGGAGAACCAACAGGCAAGATTGAAGCTCGCATTACCACTTGGGGCGCTCGCGAAGGCGCTGATGGTCGGAAATTCTTCTATAAGCCTGAAGGCTTTATGGAGTGGGCCAAAGAGTTTGCCGCTTCTGGCAGACCACTTCCAATGTTTTTGAACCACAATGCTGAGTCTATGCCTGTTGGTGAGTGGACAAGCATTGAAATGGATGATGAAGGCATGAGCGCCAGCGGTCGCTTGTTCCTGAACACCAGTGTTGGTTCAGACCTTTATCAAGTTATGTGTGAGTCACCAAACATGTTCGGTGGCGTGTCTGTTGGCGCTTATGCTGACGAATATCAGTGGGTCACTGAAGGTGGCGAAGTTTTTCCAGCAGGGTCTGATGACTATTGGGAAAAAGGCTACTTCCAAATCACTAAAGGTGGTTTGCGCGAGACTAGCGTTGTGATGTACCCAAATAATCCTAAAGCAGAAGTTAAGAAGCTGGAATATTTCCGCGCTGATGGCTCTGCTGATTTGAAAGTTTTGGAAGAAGCCTTGCGGGATGCTGGGTTGTCCAAAAGCGATGCGGTCGCTGCCGCATCAACATTCAAGAAAGTTCTGGAGCAGCGTGATGCTGCAACTGAAGCAATTGAAATTGCGCCTCAACAGAGTGACTCTGGTGCGGAAGCGACCGAAGCTGAAATTCTCGCTGCTCTTGAGCAACGCGAACTTCTTAAACTCCTAGACAAACGACTTAAAGGTTAATCATGTCAAAAGAAATCATTGAAAAATTGGACGCTATCGAAGCTAAACAAGCTGAGAGCGTTGCGGCTGTTGAGGCCAAAATCCCCGCTGCTGTTGAAGCTGTTAAAGCTGAATTCAGCGAAATGGTTGCTGCTCTGGAAGCTAAAGTGTCTTCTATCGAAGCTCCTGCTTTGCACAAGCCTGTCGCTAAGACTGTTCGCCAAGATGTGAACCGTTCTGTGCGTGAACAACTGTCTTCTTTCTACAAAGGTAACAACCGTGTAGAAAAAGAACTGCAAGTGTTTGCTGACGAATCACAAATGGACGCATACCTGAAAGAAGCTTCTGCTTTGACCGGTGGTGGTGATGGCAAAGGTGGTCGTACTGCTTACGATCCAGTGTTTGCTGCTCTTCGTTTGGCTAACCCATTGCGCGGTGTTTCACGCACTGTTGCTACCGATGGTTCAAGCTATCAGTTCCGTGTCAAGACCGGTAATGCTGGCGCTGGCTGGGGCTATGCAATCAACAACAACACTTCGGCTACAACTGAAGACACTACTATCTGGCAACTCGTTTTGCAAGACTTGAATGTCCAGTTCCCAATCCGTACTGCTGCTCTTGATGACATCGATGGTTTGGAAGCCAATGTGGTTGATGACATGCTTGCTGAGTTTGCTCAAGCTGAAGCTTTGTCCATGATGCAAAACAACGACCAAGGTTCTACATCATTGCCATACGGTGGAAGCAACGGTTTGCGCGGCTTGGATCAGTACGCTGGTTCTGCTTCAACTTATGCTGGCGGTGTTTGCACTACTGCTGCCTTTGGCTCTTCTGGCACTGGTTCTACCAGCGGCTTGCACAGCTTGGCAACATACGACCAATTGACTTCAAACACCAATGTGGTTGGTGCTAACAACATCACCTATACCGATGTTATCAATTTTGTGTATAGCCTCCCACAACAATATTGGACTTCAAACGCTAAGTTTGTGATTAGCCCAATCCTGTTGAATGCTATTCGTGCATTGAAAGATGACAATGGCGCACCTATCTTTAATCGTAATGAAGGTTTGTCTGTTGACGGTATCGTTGGCAACTTGCTGGGCTTTGATGTTGTTGTGAATAAGTATTGCGATACTCCTTCACAAACTTCTGTGGCTTCTGCTGGTACTTCTAGCTTGTACCCAATGTACTTCGCTGACTGGTCACGCTTCCACACAATCGTGGACCGCCTGAACATGGTTATGCGTAGATACGACCAGACATTGCCCGGCTTTATCACCTTCTACGGTGAGAAGCGTTTGGCAACATCTGTTCGCGACCCTAACGCTGGCGTTCGCTATCGTTCTACAGGCACAGCAGCCTGATGAAATGGAGGGGGTTAATTCCCCCTCCTTTTTGTGCCAATAATTTAGGAAATAGCCATGACCATCACTGAAAAAATTCTCTCTGGAATCAAACAGGCAATTACCGAAGGCGGCAAAGTCACCATCGACCTGAAAGAAGCCTCTGCACTCACTGGCTCTGGTTCTGGTGTTGGTGGTCGCGTAGTTTTCGATGAAGCTTTCGCAACATTGCGTTACGCTAACCCATTCCGCTTGGGCGCTCGAATTATTCCAGCACCCGGCTCAGATATGCAGTTCGTTGCCAAAACTGGTAACGCGACATATCAAACAAATCCTTGGGGTTATCCTGTTCAAAACAATACAGGTAGTCCAAATATCAATACATCATTCTGGCAGTTGCCAGTTCGTGTTGTTACCGCTGAATTGCCAATCCGTTCTGCTGTAATGTCAGATGTGAATGGTTTGGAAGCGTCTATTGTTAACGACTTGATGCTTGAGTTTGCTCAAGTTGAAGGCGAATCAATGGCAATCAACAGTGACCAAGCTGGTTCAACAACCACTACAACTGGTGCTACATCAGGTTTGCGTGGTTTGGACATGTATGCTTCTGCTACTGCTTCTGCTTATGGCACAAGCGGCAATGCAATCACAAATGGTATTCACTCAATTGCTACTGTTGCACAAACAGGTGGCGGTGTGGTGTACAACAACATTGTTGACATTGTTAATGCGTTCCCAAGTCAATACTGGTCTTTGCCCGGCAATGCTTGGTACATCCGTCCATCAATGATTGATTCACTGCGTAGTTTGAAAGACACGCAAGGTCTTCCAT